CTTGGTTAATATAATTCAACATCCTTCTATGAAGGGTTACTATATCCTGTATAACTCTCACCACACATACATTTTATACAATTTATCCCATACAAGCAAGCACAACGACTAACCAATTTTTAGGGACTAATAAACAAATTGGTTAGTCGTTGTGCTTGCTTGCTTGCTTGTTTGTTCTGACTGACTGCTCACGCATGACATCAGCCTGGACGGATCGTTGCTGGCAAATAAAAAAAGGGCGACTGATGTCGCCCTCTCTTCTTGGTTGATTAATCCTCACGATGCTTGTAGTAACTGTTTAAACTGTAATCGCTCCAAAGCTGTTCGACCACAGAACCAACGAGGACTTCTCCATACTGACTGACTGCTGTCTGCATCACTCTGTCGAAAACCTCTTCGATTGTTTCACATTGCAGGTGGCACTCGACCTCCTGCTCTATTTCCATTAACACATCTTTCATGCTCATTACTCCTCCTCCTGTACAAATTTTAACTGCAACGCCTCGATTGAATCAGCAAACAAAGTTACTACAAGAGTATCTTTGCGATCTGATTTAAAAGTAAGATCAGACATAAAAGTATTACTATCTTCACTTAAACGCTTTGGGACTGACATTTCTACGGACGTTGTCCAATGTAAATTAACATCTACGCTCATGATAATAACCCCTGTTGTTGCATTACGATTGCGCCATGCTCTGCTTCATGATCTTCTAGTAGAGGTGTGTCTTCTTGTATCTGCCCATTGGCAACTACAACAACACCATTGATGACAAGGCTCGTGCAGTTAGGCTCTATCGCCTTTGCTACCTCTAACCCATTATTATTAAACATACTTATTTTTAATTTCATATCTTCTCCTTTGTGATTAATGAATAAGTAAGTACATATTAAACAATCGTATGCAATAAGTCTATAAGATAGACGCATAAATATCCCATATAGTCAACTCTTTTACGCGTGTGTGTCCGCCTTGGCTCGCTCCGCTCGCCTCCGCTCGTAGGGGGGGATAGGGTATAGAATGAATCCGATAGAATATTAACGGAAAACAAGCGAAGCTCATTAATATCTATTGGAATGAATCTATACCCTATCCCCCCCTACGAGCGGAGCGAGTGGGTTGTATATAAGAGAAGAAAATAGACATGGAGAGAATACCCAGAAACTTTGACAAATGAGCTTACCCCCTTCATCATAGGAAACATCGAAAACGATTTGGCCACAAAAAATTTTAAAATTTCAAAATATTTGGCATGGAAAATCCTGACATAAACCTAGAGCGGTTAGCCGAGCAGTACCCTGAAGCTACCAGAGAACTGTTGGAACTGACTGAAGCATTAAATTCCAAACAACTACAGCGTGAAGGACAAGAAAGCTTTTTGACCTACATCAATCACATGTGGCCAGACTTTGTAGAAGGCAGACATCACCAGATATTTGCAGAAAAACTAGAGCAGGTAGCACAAGGTAAGATAAAACGTCTGATAGTGAACATGCCACCAAGACATACTAAGTCTGAATTTGCCTCTACCTTTTTCCCATCATGGATCTTGGGCCGTAATCCTAAGTTAAAGGTCATGCAGATCACGCACACCGCAGAACTAGCGTTTCGTTTTGGTAGAAAGGTCAGGGACATAATAGATTCAGAGCTGTATCAAGATGTGTTTCCTGGCGTACAGCTAAAAGCGGATAGTAAATCAGCAGGAAGGTGGGAGACCAATGGCGGAGGCGAAGCTTTCTATTCTGGTATTGGTGGTGCGGTAACAGGACGTGGTGCAGATCTATTAGTATTAGATGATATTCACTCAGAGCAAGACGCCCTTTCACCAACGGCCTTGGACAATGCTTGGGAATACTACAGTTCTGGTCCCCGACAAAGGCTACAGCCAGGCGGAGCCATTGTTATTGTAATGACACGATGGAGTATCAAGGACTTAACAGGCAGATTACTAAGCAAACAAGGTGAAGATCATGCAGATCAGTGGGAAGTCGTAGAATTTCCTGCAATCTTTCCTGATAGTCAAAAACCTTTATGGCCTGAATATTGGAAGATAGAAGAATTAGAAGGGGTCAAAGCTTCTATTCCTGTGAGCAAATGGGAAGCACAGTGGATGCAAAACCCAACATCAGAAGAAGGAGCGATACTAAAACGTGAATGGTGGCAAAAATGGGAACACGATGAAGTGCCAGAAATGCAGTACGTGATCCAGTCATACGATACAGCTTACACCAAGAAAGAAACGTCTGACTTTTCTGCTATTACGACATGGTGCGTGTTCTACCCTGATCCTAACTCTATGCGGCCAGCTTTGCTGTTGCTAGATGTTAAAAAAGGTAGGTGGGATTTCCCTACGTTGAAAAGAGAAGCCTTTAAACAATTTGAGTATTGGGATCCTGACACAGTAATCGTAGAAGCCAAGGCCAGTGGTCTACCGCTCACGGACGAATTACGTCAGTCAGGTATCCCTGTGGTCAACTACTCACCTGGCAAAGGACAAGATAAAATCGCAAGGGTAAATGCCGTTGCGCCAATGCTGGAATCAGGTATGGTATACGTACCAGATACACGTTGGGCGGACGAATTAGTAGAAGAATGTGCGGCGTTTCCTTTTGGAGACCACGACGACTTGGTAGACTCGACTACACAAGCACTAATGCGTTATCGACAGGGCGGATTTATTGGTTTAGAATCGGACGATGATCTGCAGGAGAATCAACCGAGACGGATCAGAGAATATTATTAGGAGACTATAATGGCTGACAAAGGCGAAAAGATAAAGGACCAAGGATTTGTTCCTTATGCAAAACAATCCAACATGACAACTTCTAAAAAGCCTTCACCTGGAGCAGGTAAGGGTAAAAGTCGTGGCGGTGGTGATTCACTGAGAGGCACAAAGTTCACAGGCGTTTACTAAATGAGAGTCAAAGCACCTAAAGGCTATCATTGGATGAAGCAAAAGAATGGTAGCTACAAACTGATGAAGCACACAGGCAAGTTTACTCCTCATAAAGGAGCGACTATGAATGCAAATTTTGCAATTCAAAAAGCACACAAAAAGTAAATGGCAGAAAACAACAAACCAACCAACATAGAAAGGTTGTCAGATTTAATCGATCTGGAAGTACAAGATGGTGAAGAGGTTCAAATTGAAGAACCTATGCAAATGGGTGAAGGAGACATTTCTGTTGAGCTGTCAGAAGAAGGAGCACAGATAGATTTTTTCCCTGATGCAGAACAAGCGATAGACACCACACCATTTGATGCGAATTTAGCGGAGTACATTGACGAAGGCGAGCTAGGACGAATTGCTTTTCAGTTAGTCACTGATTATGAAGAAGATAAAGCAAGTCGCCACGATTGGGAAGATGCATACGTAAAAGGACTAGATCTACTTGGCTTCAAGTATGAAGATAGAGATAGACCTTTTCCAGGAGCATCAGGCGTAACGCATCCTATGCTCGCTGAATCCGTGACCCAATTCCAAGCGCAGGCTTTTAAGGAGCTATTACCTAGTAAAGGACCCGTAAAAACAAGGGTTATGGGCAATGAAACCCCTGAAACTGAAGATCAAGCACGTAGGGTAGAAGAGTTCATGAATTACCAAATAACCACGGTAATGGATGAATATACCCCTGAAATGGACCAATTACTGTTTTATTTACCCCTAGCAGGCACAGCATTTAAGAAAGTTTACTATGATGTAAGCAAACAAAGAGCGGTCAGTACGTTTGTACCCGTAGAAGATTTAGTCGTTCCGTACACAGCCAGTGACTTAGAGACTTGTGAAAGAGTGACGCACGTAGTCAAAATGAGCTACAACGAAATCAGAACACAACAGCTCGCAGGATTTTACAGAGACATACCACTACAACCTGCTGAAACTAATATAGGCAGCAGCGACACCATAGACAAAGAAGATGAACTAGAAGGACTGAGTGCTACCACCAACGACATGATGTATGAGTTGTTGGAATGTCACGTATCCATGGACATGCCAGGCTTTGAAGATGAAGATGGATACCACTTACCTTTCATCATTACAGTAGACAGAGCTTCCAACGAAGTGTTATCGATCAGAAGGAACTACAACCCTAACGATCCACTCAGAACAAAGATACAGTATTTTGTACACTACAAGTTTCTTCCTGGCCTTGGGTTCTATGGGTTCGGCTTAATACACATGATTGGCGGTTTGTCTCGAACCGCGACTGGAGCCCTACGACAATTGATTGATGCAGGTACGCTGGCGAATCTACCTGCTGGATTCAAGGCCAGGGGACTTAGAATCAGGGACGACGAGACTCCACTAGAACCAGGAGAGTTCAGAGACGTAGACGCACCTGGCGGAGCACTAAGAGACTCACTAATACCACTACCTTATAAAGAACCATCGGCGACATTACTACAGCTGTTAGGATTCTGTGTAGAGGCAGGACAAAGATTTGCATCGATTACTAATCTACAAATGGGAGAAGGTAATCAAGAGATGCCAGTAGGCACGACTATGGCTTTGCTAGAGCAAGGTACAAGAGTCATGTCTGCAGTACATAAAAGATTGCACTACGCACAGAAAACAGAATTTAAGATACTAACCAGATTGTTTGCAGAGTATCTGCCTCCTGTATATCCATACCAAGTTATTGGTGGTGATCAACAAATTAAACAAACTGACTTTGACAAT